GTTGTAATACTTCCGTAATACGCCTGCTTAATTTTAAAATACGTAGATGTAATATCTGTTAGTGGAAGAGTTGGTTTTGCAACCGCACCATCAAACGCGGCAGATGCAAGGGTTGCACCAGTAGCTGCCCAAGTACCAATACCACCTTCAAATGAAGACGTTAGGTAATCTAAGAATAGGTTAGTTCCTAAAGTAACTGTGTTATTAAAATGCGTAAGTGATTTAACGTATATATTAAGTCCAAGAGATGACCCCTTAAGTGAATTAATAACGTTACCATGTCTAAATAAAGATCGATGATATTGATCACCTAAAGTAGGTTCAGGAGTAAACCCTAGGTCACGGATACCCGACTCTAGTCGACGTCTTGGGTAAAACCTATAATCACTAGACTTATAAGCATTATCTATTTGCAAACTTAGCTTATCGTAATAAAATCCAAATCCGCTAAGAAATTTATACAGATCGGTATCTTGAGGATCCCCGTTAGAATCCAACTCTGTTTTATACCTATCTACATAGGCACCTGTTTCAGTGAGTGTGCTGCTATCTGAAGTCCATATGCTAGGCAGCATATTAAGAAGTCTTAGAGTTGTATCAGAAGACTTAGCTTTAACTACAATAGTCTCTACTGCGCCACAAAAATACCAATCTAATCCGTTATAAACCCAAAAAGAGTAAGTTACTTCAGTTCCAGAAGGAAACACAGTTTCTGTATCAGAAAAGCTACCGTTACTAACGGCTCCAACTCCCAATGTACCGCCAGGGGCTGTGCCACCGGTTACATAAATTCCATCATTGGGGTGATCGGGTGCACCACTAGTGCTTTTAATAATTTTCCAGTGAGTGGCTGTAGGTGCGCCGCCACTAACGTCAACATTTATTGTGCCCCAGGAAAGGTCTACAATTTTATAATCTGTTTGAACAGCTATTAAGTTAGAGTTGTAAACTGTTGCTGCTGGATCTTGGGCACCATAATATACTCCAGCATTATAAAGAGAGCCGGCTCCATATCTAGCCATATAATTACACCAATCCTAAAAACTATTTATTGTCGGCGTTACGATTGCCTTCGACAATGTGTTGCTGAAATTTACCTGATAGGTTTGCCACTTCATCCCCCATCTTAGTCATTCTTTCGTCTATTTTCAGCATAGTTTGGGACATATTATTAACTGCTTCACGCAAACCCCCACCATTTGGGCCAAACTGGTGTTCAATTCGTTCTAAACGATCTTCAAGCCTCATAGAAGAAGACTCAAGATTTTGTTGACGCTTATCAATCTTTCTCCACATTTGAAAAACACCTGCAAATCCTGCTACTAGTACGGAGCCCACCTGCGTAATACCTGCTGCGGTATTTAGGTCTATTGCTGCAATTAGAGTACTCATTACATTCCCGTTAGTAGTAGTGGGTTTATATTATTTTGTAGTGCTTGAAGACTTGTAATATCTGACTTAATGGTTGTAATATCTGACTTAATGGTTGTAATATCCGAGGTATTAGTTGTAATATTTGACTTATTAGTTGTAATATCTGTTTTAATGGTTTGGTAGTTAGTATCACTAGAGCTTGCTACTACTACAGGGTCTGCGTTTACGTATGGAACACCTCCGGAAGTTACCTTAAAACCTAAATTAGTGGTACCTGTAACGTATGTTTCAAAAAGATTTGCCGTGTTTCCTGTTACGTTTTTTAGTGCAAGATTAACAGTACCGGTAGCTGCAGTTATAGTGTTTGACGTATCTGTGCGTACATATAGTGACGTGTTGATATTATTATATCCTGTTTGAAGATTTGTAATATCTGTTTTAATAGTGTTGTAGTTAGTGTCATTAACTACTACTACCGCGTTAGTTCCTACATATGGTGTTCCCGCAGAAGTTACTTTAAAACCTAGGTTAGTAGTTCCGGTAACATATGTCTCAAAAAGATTTGACGTATTACCTGTAACATTTTTTATTGCAAGAGCAACAGTTCCTGTAGCCGCAGTTATAGTACTTGCCGCATTTGTACGTACATATGGGGCTCCAGAAACACCAAGACGTAATCCACGCTCAATATTATTAAGGCGATTATGTACTGAGGTAAAAGCTGAAGAACTATTTGACCAAGCATTACTAGTTTGATCCTGATAAAGGATGCTCGTACCAAGAGTAGACTCAATAGCGATAATTTCTTCATATGCCGCATTAACGTCATTAGCCACTATTGTATTTACAAGGTCTGTTCTTGGTACTAACTGTGTGGCACTAACTAAAGCTCCTGGGTATACAGCCATCTATTAATCTCCATAATGCTCTGGGATCCCTCTTTATATACTCTTTGATTATAAAGAATAAATCTTTTTAAAACTACGCAAATCCACCGGAAGGAGTAATTGTTAGTTTACTTGTAGTAAGAAGGGGTATTTGTCCAGCAGTCATCTGTAGATCAGAGACTCCCGATCCTCCAGACAAACACAGCTTAGTTATATTTACATTTAAAACGCCTGCTACGGCCATAATGTCAGAAATAATAATAGATTTAGATACGTTTGCACCAAACCCATAGGACTCATAGGAGAACAAACCTACATACTCATCTAAAAGAGCCTGTGCAACAGCAATTTTGACATCTCTTTGCTTATAGGAGCTATCAATAGTTACTTCTACAGTTAGTTCAATAGGGATGTATGTTGGTTCCGAGACCGTAACAGTTGTTGTAGCTGGACATCTATCTTTTAACAGGTTTAGTACTAGGGATTGCATAGAATACCAGCTTGCTGCCGGGCTGGTTACGCCCGAGATTGTTTGAACTCCTGGGGTACCAGTAAAATCATTAAATGGTTGAACGTAAACTGTTACCGAGTTATATACAGATGATTCTGCATTTGCTCGACCAACGCCATATATACTAACAGCTAGGTTTTTGTAGTCATTTAGAGTTACAGCTCTATTTCTTACGGCCAAAGTATTCTGCAAAGATGTTCTTAAAGAAGATAAACTTTCCCCATCATTACCACCAAAAGCAGCCGATAGATTCGTTACAGAAAGCCCATAGTTTGATGGAATGTTATACCCCTGACCAGGAATATATGTAGGATATGTATTTATAGAGGAAGCTTTAATATTTCCTACTAAACCGGTGCTTGTCTTGTATAGAGCAGAAATTGTTCCAGAAGGTATATCACCATTAATTCCGTCACCAAAAAGAATTACAACGTTACCATTCTCATCTCTTTTTGTGGTATATACCGTATTGTCATCTCCATATTCAATCAAGGTGTCAACATTAGTCCACTTAACAAACGAGCTGCTTTCTCCAACATAAACCTTTATAGACTCTTCAATTACACCTGTATCCGGAATTGTGAATTGTTGATAAGCGTAGTTATCAGATACCCCTAGAGACTTAGGCAATACATATCCATAGCTATCTACGCCATTTCCTATAGTTTTACCTTCTACTGCCGATAATGTAACAGATGCTCCGGCAGCAAGTTGAGGATAATCACTGATTGTTTCAAAATATACGGTTGTGTAATTTCCGGAAGATACATCCGCATTAACTTGTGTTCCAGCTGGAATAGCGAGTGTATTTGAAGATGTATTAGTAAACGTAAGGTAAACATACGCTGGTGTAGGTCCGGATACCTTATAGCCAAAAAGTTCTGCAAAGTTTAAAAGCGTCTTTTTTTGTGTAGCGGTTTGTACACCTGCTTCATCAAGTGCCCTATCAATGTAGTATGAAAGAAGGTCTGATGTGTAAGCAAAGGCCTCTACAATTGCTAATGCAAAATCTGATGATCCTGAAGAATTTTCTGGAGTCCATTTTGGAATTCTTTGCTGTACTACCTGAATTAGCTCATCTCTTAAAGAATCATAATCCCGAGCAGTGTAATCTACTTGGTACGCCATTAGTATATATCTCCTACATTTGTTCCGTTAGTTAATAGGTATGCTGTTTTAACAGAAGTTACTCCAACCGTATCATCCGGAAACCCTACTAACAGCTCAACCGAAGATTCCCCAATACTATTAGGCTTAATAATTTTTAAGCTTATGAGTTTAATATCTGGTAAATGTATAGACAAAGCTTCAGTAATAGCTTCTGTAACTGCTAATATATAGTCATCTCCAGCTTCGTACAAAGCTAAAAACATATCAGTTCCATAGTTTGGTCGCATTGGACGCTTATAGGCAGGTGTAGATAAAAGGCTATTAATCCTATCTAAGTACAACTTTTTAGTAGTTGATGTTACGGCTATAGTGCCAGTGCGTGTATCTAAAGTAAACGGGTGGGAAATAGCTATCATTATACGAACCTCATTACTGCCCATGAAGGACCAATATTGCTACCCGGTAAAGTTACCGAAGATATAGAGTCTTGCGCCGATGTATTGGCTGTGCCTGATCCATTGCTTACAATAATCGGTAGGCCACCACTATTTATATTAGATACTGTGACTGCTCCGGCAGTAGCAACAGATGCTGTACCGGTACTAGTAGTAACTAAAATTCCTACGGCGTATCTAGTACCAGCAGTTAAAGTGACTGATGATATAGAGGAGCTACCTGGACCTGTGGTTATAGACTGCTCTACCAAATTGTCTGCGGTTATACTCACGGACGTTGCAGTAGTTTTACCTACTAGTGTATGAGTAGACGAAGATCCATATGGAGATGCAACACTGTAAATTGTAAATATTAATGTGGACGTAGTTGAGTTTGTAAAGAAAAATCCAATTTTATTAATAGTTGTTGTAACTGCTGGTGTGAAATATGTTAAAAATTGAGTTTGTGTAGTAGCCGCTCTAGCAGTTCCAATAGCCCATCTAGGGAATGTTTCAATTGCGCCAGCAAAAGAGTTATTAGTAGGTACTGTAGTAGCACTCAATTGACTCGTAGTAGCAATACCAGTTATAGCGCCAGCAGACCCGTTTACAGAGTTAACTACACTTGCCCAAGTTAACGCGGTATTACCCGAGTTCTGCACTAGAGCATAATTGGCCGTAGCGCCTGAAGGAGTAGTTAGTACACTTGCCCATTGCCTACCACCAGACGTATCTGTTGTAACTAGTGCAGATCCTACGGTAACTCCGGATTGAGATGGGAACACGCCAGATGAAGTTACAGAAGGTAGCAAAAGGATTTGAGTAGCGCCATCACCGATGTACATAGTTTTAGTAGTCGTGTCATAACCAATCTCACCTTGAGCAAGAATAGGTCCTTTAAGAGCAGTGCCGCCAGAAGGTGTAGCAGCTTGCCATTCGGCAGTAGTGCCTCGTCTTATCTGAAATTGAATAGCCACTATACAGCTCCTCCACAATCAAATGGGCCTATGCCCACATATACACTAGTTGGTGATCCACCATCTACATTAGCCAATGATTGGCCTTGAATACCTTGTATACCTTGATCACCTTTTGGCAATACAAGATTTAACTTTTGATTTGGGTATACATCTGTAATAGTAGCCGCTGCAGTAGTACCGCTAGCCACTGTACCAATATTTAAAACATTAGATGGACCAGTAGCACCAGTAGGCAAACCAAAGGTAATAACAGGGGTTGCAGGACTATCATTATTAATAGTAGCGGTAGCATCTGAACCTGTAGGAAGTGTAGTACCTACTACAGAAATAACTGGGGTATTTCCAATTGGTCCTTGATCTCCTTGAGGACCTTGAATACCTTGAGGACCTACATCACCAACAGCAACATACTCCCAAGAACTACTAGTGCTATTCCACCATTTTAATGTTGTCATTAGATATCAATCCAGTTTACAAACCAACCAGCATTATCTGGATGGTCAATAATAGACTTAAAACCTCCATATTTAGTATCAAGAGTTTGAAAAGAATATTCAGGATACGTAGTTCCACCATTAGTAGGAAGATTTGCTGCATAAAGAGCTTGTCCTTCAGCTTGAGTAAATTCAAAAACTCTTCTATGACCTTTATTATTTAAATGTAATGTATCTGTTTGTGTACCAAGATATGTACCAGAATTAGCACTAGTCCAAGCATTTCCAAGATACACTGGAATTACTGGGCTATTTATTGTAGTTGCTGCTTTTGAGATATTACCTATTGAATTATAAAAATTTCTAAAGTTAAGTCTTCTATAAGTATCTGAATTGCCAGCAGCTCCTGTTATATATGGAGCACATAATAATATTTTTACATAGGGATTTCTACTTCTTAGTTGAGCAATAATCTCAAGTATGTTTTGTTCGTATGCAATTGTAGGAACAGACCCAGCATTATATTGAGTTGTATCTAATGTACTCTCTGTAAGTAATTTCAAGTTAAATTGAAAGTTGTTAGACTGAACTTTTTTCCAATATGATGGGTTGGATGAAGGTGGTTTATTGCTACCACCTGCAATGGCGTAATAAATTTCAAATCCTGATGATGTATTTGGTCTATACACAACAATTGATGGTGGCCTCGAACTAGTTGCTACTGAATATGTAGTACCAGGGTTCCAAGAACCATTAGTATTAGCACTGGAAGAAACAGAGGCATAAGTTCCACCAAGTGCAGTAGCAAAACTAGACCAAAGTATTGAAACACTACCTAATGTCCACTTAGTATAGTCCATAGTTGAAGAAGCATTATGACTTGTAAGGCACACATAAGCACTAGCATTAACATATGGGCTATCAGTTTGGGTATTTGATGGAGCACTAACAATATTTGCTGGAAATACTTCCTCACCAGTAGAAAATGTTGCAGAACTAGGGTTATTTACATCCGTACTTATGTACGAGGTACACGGTAGTGATACAGTCACAGTACTAGTACTTACAGAAATAACTTGAGCACTTGCTCCTGTAGTAGGATTAACTCCAATACCTACACCAGTGACTTGCATTCCAACAGTAATACCTAGACTTGAAACAGTTCCATACTGAAGAGTTAGGGTTGTTCCGCCACTAGTTCCTGTAACACCTATGTTTACAGCACCAGAATTAAGACCGGCAGAATATGGGGTACTTGCAGCCCAATCAGGAAGCGGCACATAAACAGCGTCATTGCTTCCAAGTTTAATTGTTGCAATATCTGCCCTAATATTACCCCACCAATGACGATTAAAAAGTAAATCGGCAGATGTTGCTGCAGGAATGCATTTGTTTATTAGTTGTACAGCACCATACTGAGTTCTAATATAGCTAGCTAATCTATTTGGATAGAGGTCGATATCTTTTGCAAAAGCATCATTATTGACAATACCGCCAGATGAACCGATAGAAAGTACAATTCCACCTTTTCTCATTAAAGATCACCTCTTGCAATTTCTATACCATTTATTGAAAAATAAGTATTACCAGTACCTGTAAAAGTACTAGGAAGAGTAACTACTGCCCAGTTAGTAGTATCTGAGGCAGGAGGAGTTGTACCAGCACCTGCAACCTTACGAACGTAAAGAACATTGAGGTTAACAGCATAGTCTCCAATAGCGTAAGTCTTTAAACCATTCCATTGTTGATAGTTATTAATATTAGTATTACTTAGCGCCATAGAGCTTATAGTAATTGTACCCTCCCTCGACATTGCTTGTTGAGAAGAATTAACTTGATATGTTCTACCTCTTACTAGAGATACAGAGCCATCTGGATACCAATCCCAAGGTATTCCTGCTTTAAGCACTATTTGAATATAAATAGAACTTTGTGGAATGCTGGAATCCCCTGCATAAGGATTAAAAATACCAGGGTATATGTTTAGGTTTACTACAGCATCTTGATCAGATGAAAGAGTTATTTTTTGTATTAGTAGTTCATGCCCAAGGTTAGCGGTAAAAGGTTTACCTGTATCAGTAGCATCGGGTATAGTTACGGTACTAGAAAACGCACTGGTAGAAGTAAACGCTGCGGCTCCAGAAGTAGCTCTAGGTTTACCTAGTCTGTACCATCTTCTCCACATACTCTCACCAATAGATGAGATATCTTGGCCTTCTGCTGTACCATAAGGATTTTCCTTAGTAGATACGTTCACATTCCGTGTAGGCATTTAATTAGAACCCCTCGTAGTAAAAGTTTAAACCGTCAGAAATAATAGTCATATCATCCCTGCCTGGACCCAACCTAACGTTGGAATCTCCCTCGATTGTACCAGTAACAAGCACCTGATTTACCGTGTTATCTATCTTTTTTACAAAGTACCTCCTATTAGAGGCATCCCCCACATTCGGCAAAGTAATGGTAAAAGCGCTCGCTGTCGCATCACAGGTAATAAATTCATCCTTTACAAGGATAGTATAGTCACTAGTTTTCCTTTGAAGAGCATAGGATTTTCCGCTACTTGTCTCCGCAGTATCGGCCCAAAGCTGACCATGATCAGGAGTTGAAGAGCTTACATAAGGGCCTATGTATACACCGGTCAAACCATTAGTACCATTAGTTCCGTCAAGACCATCAACACCATTATTTCCGGTGTAACCTCTAGGACCTTGAGGTCCGGTAGGTCCAGCTTCGGTACTCATCACTTGTTGTATGTTTACTACAACACTTGGTGTAACTGGGTACACAGGGCTTGTAGTATGTGCAGGGTAGTACTGTAGGTTTACCGATTGAGTAGAGGACCAGTAAAATTCAATGTAATCATTTGCTACAAAAGTCGCTGTATAATTAAATGACGGCACCGCATAATGGTTTTGATTAGAAAGATCATATTGCCAAGTAGTCTCTGGAACATTAGTCCCATTCTTTTTAATCCAAAAAGTAATTGTTGGACTGCCGTTAGAAGGCTGATACAGCTGGGCTGAGAATTGAATATTATAAGTTCCAGCAACAGAAAAATTAAGTTTTGAGTAATTAGATAGTGATACGCCAATAGCTTCTGTTTTGTCAGTCAGGGTTACTGCTTGAGCTGATGTTGAGCTAGCCTGTGTACTATTAGAATAGAAAGATCCGTAAGATCCTTGAGAAGCCCCCGATCCAGCACCACTCATCCATAGAGGGTAGCTTGGATCCCCAGATTCAAAAACAACCCAAACTGTCTCGCCAATTTCAGGAACAGTAATAGAAGAGATTGATCCTGAAGATACTGCAGGGTCTACTAAGTCAATAGTGTCAGAACCAGATACCTGAGGAACAATAAGAGATAGTCTCTTTTTATTCTCATAGTCAACATTGTTTTTTACTGTTGCTCTATAGGTACCATAAAACCTGACCCTACCAAGAGGGTCCATATTATAGTCTGTGTAATCAGAGTAGCTCATAGGTCATTCCAAACTATGCTCTTACTTGCGTTAGGAAAGCTTGGTTTTCTAATCTCATACGGATCCGGATGTAGCTCTCCCGATGTTTGCGCAACATTAGTTTGTACATAGGTTTTAAGAGTACTACTTAAATTTCCTGGAACAGGTTTATTATCTAGGGAAAATTGATGAGTATTAATGTTATTAATAGAGTAATTTTTTGTGTCTGCTCTTTGTAAGCTATGCAAACTTTCGTATTCATTTGGTATTCTTGGCTGCACATTCCCTGAATGCTTCGCAATATCCTCACCAAGATTAGACGGTTTTATCTGTAACAGTTGATCATTAGATCCTAAATGAACCTTCATAGTATATTTAAGACCAAGATTAAATACATGCGTTACAGAAATAACAACCCAAATACCGGACATACCGTCTCTTAGACCTTTAAAATACACTGGGTCATAGGGTCGTAAAGATGACATGCCTACAAGTAAAGCATTGGCTTTATATTTGTATCTTGCAGAGCTACTATGTCCTTGAGCAATAGAATGGGCTTTTTGGCTACTGTCTACTACTTCATGGGCTAAGGAGATTTTGTAGTTACTATTGCCCATATTCACTGCCCCAGTTCTTTATAGTATTAATAGGTTTATTTACAGAACTACCATGATTTACTTCTACACCAGAATCAAAAACGTATTTAGAACCATCTTCATAATCCAACTCAAGGCCAATATCTCCTTGACCAAGCTCTGGAGATTCTACAGCGTCTAATGCTGTAAAAGTAATAAGAGTTTGCTTACCCCAAATACCAACAGGTGCTTGATCAAAATGATAAAACGTAGGTGCGGTATCTATTTTATCGGCAAGGATACTGTCTCTAGTTTTAAACATAACTGTTTTATTTTCTGCGCGTAAAGCGTACCCGGTTCTAAAAGCAAGGTGACGTAAAAACTGCCAATCAGTTTGTCCAGTTTGCAATAACTTAGGGTGTGAAAAAGGGTGTGGAGTAGTATCTGAATAAAATCCTCTTTCAGACGCAATCATGTTTACAACTTTATCTGCGCTTACGTTTTTATACGCTTTTTTATTTGGTGTCTTTAATTTTGTAGAGTTATTAATGCAAACAACTTTTGTAAATATACTTAAGGGTGTTACGTTTTTTTCAATTAATTGAACAAACCCAATAAAAGTTTCCATTTTATTTTGATTTGTAGTCCACTGAAACATAACCGGATCACCCTTTTTTAGGTTATTTTGGGGTAGTCTGTCCGTTGCACCTTTAAACTGTAGTGACAATACATCATGCATCGCCTCCTCTTGATGTAATTCCGCGTACGCAAGAATTAAATTAAAGTTAGGTGACCCTGGAAACTTTGCTTGCCATTTAAGATACCGTTGAATTTGATTAGGCAAGAGGAATCCTAAGAACAGTACCTATAGCAATATTAAATGGATCACCTACACTAGGGTTCACATCCATAATTTTATGCCATAGATATGGAGAACCTAAAAATATTTCTGCAATAGTGTCTATTCTATCGCCCTCAGAAAACTGATATTCCCCATATTTTAAAGTAGGTTTTACATCAAAATTTCTCAAGACAAACGTATTATAACTGTTACCTCTACGATTTAATAGTTGATTAAACGACCCATTAGCATAACGCGAAGTATCTTTCATTATGTTGTCCCCGTATTACTAGGTGCACCGGTAGTTGGCAATGTTGTTGAGTAGGTATTATCTGAAGTGTATCGCTCTGTTAAGAAGCTGGTTGAGTCGGCATCCCCAAAATCAGGTGTAGGAATGCGAAGCATACTAATACTTACTTCAGTTACCATTGGGACCATATTTTCAGTAAAAATAATATGATTTACACTAATATTATTAATAATAACTTTGTACTTAAGGTTATCATGAAATCTAAACCAAAT